TTCAGACTCTTGTGCTAAATATTCTTCAGACATTTAAATCTCCTATATCTAATTTAAATTAGTATTTACTGTTATTATTTAGTAAATTTATAAACTTAACATAAACGTTTCGAAAGCATCTATCTGTGTTTTTTCAAGACTTTTTCGAGACAATTTAATTTGTTTTTCGATTTGGGCAATTTGGTGTTCACCTAGAATACCGTTATCCCATATCCACTCTTTACCTTCCATCACTCCATTAACAAATGCCGCTGGAGCAGAAGGATCGGCAACAATATCGGCCGCTGTTGCAAGATAAAAATCATCTTGTACTTGTTGAATATCGCGACCAACAGGTTTCAACGAACCCATTCCTCTAGATGAAACACCCAAACGGGCACCTTCATCTATTAAATTTTTTACGATCTTACCATAAGGCGTATCCATAATCTTAGCTCTACCATGAAAATTATTACCATCTTGCTTCAATTCTGTAATCATGTGTGAAACTCGTTCAAGATTAACGGTTGGTCCGTCAGGATGACCGAGTTCACCAAAAGCTCTGCTTTGCTTTATATAATTTTTCTCATATCTTTTAACTTCTTTTTCTAATATCGCTTTTGGATAAATACGACCATTCCTATTCTTTACATTGGCTTGCATGAATACACCCTCAATGTAATAATTCTTTCCGGTTTTACTTGCTTCACAAATAAATTCTACATTATCCAGTTCTTCGCATATTAGTTTCATGTTTCTCCTATCATGGGTAATTTCCTAGTACGTAATCAACTGGGAATCCTAAAGTAGCATTTTGTTCGTATTGTGGGACATCGTATCCACCAACTTTCTTACATTCCATCCAAACCGTATATGAATCAGTACCCCCGTGACCTATTGTAGAGAATTGTATATCTCCCAAAACTCCACCAGAATCACCAGTTGCATTTACTGGAATTCCAGGCCATGCTTGTGCTCCGGCATTCCAACTACCATTACCAGATAATGTTGCAATAGCTGCTTCTGTACTTGAACCATCCCATTCAACAAGAATATCTAAACCACTAGTTATCCATTGCATTCTGGTAACTGTAAGTTCATAATCTTGTTCTATTAAGGTTCCACTATTAGCAGCGGTTTCTGTATGTAATCCTGATACACTACCGACAATCTTATCAGCATTTGAATAAGCCGTAGAAGCGGAGGCCGCTTTTTTATTTGTATAATCCCATCCAACAACTTCTACAGTAGTTGCACTCGCAGTAAATCCAGTAACAATAAAGAATTCAGATCCGTCACCAACTGCGGAATGACCTGCAGCTGTTGAAATTACTTCACCAATTTTAAATTTTTCTGTAGATGCGCCAGACAAAGTAAGGGTATGTTTTGCCCAAGTAAGAGTCGATACATCTACTTTCTTAACATCCGATTCCGATGCATCAGAGTGAAATTTAAATACTATGTGCTTTTCGGTTTCAATTAAGGTTTGATTAACTGCTGCCATCTTCTATTTCCTGTGATTCGGTTTCTTGAACAACTTTTTCACTTTGTTTGTTTAAAAAAGAACTAGCAACGTCTTTTTTCTTATTTTCTAATGCTACCATAATTTTTTGTTGGAGTACATCACTTATTGCTGATTTTACTCCTGTGCTATCTCCGCCTATGGACATTGACACAATATCACTAACTGTAGTTGTTTCAGACATTTTTATCCTCTATTATATATTTATACTATTTATAAATTTTAGCTACTTATCACTTTTAGATCTGGCTTTCCTTTTGTTGGGTCAAATTCAGCATATTGATCTTCTTCTTTACCACCTTTTTCTGCTTTTTCTTTCTCAATTTCGTCTTTTATTTGGTCAATTTGCTCTTGAGTCAGTTTAAGAATATGTTTATTAATATACTCTTGAGAGAAAAATTTTCCAACAACTTCATCCCTGTATCCCATATCATTTACCAAAATACCTAACCGTTCCTTCATCATTTGTGCATTTTGTAGTTCCGCAAAATGTGAATCGGATTGCCATTCATATATAATTTCGTCTTTTATAAGAAGCCAATCTTGAGATGAAATAATACCTTTAAGTAACAATTGTTTCTCTAGAAGATCATTAAACAATATTTGAAATCTAGCACGCAATCTTTCAATGAATCGTGTAAATTTAACCTCATCTCGCGAAATCTCTTCTGCCCTTCCAAGAATAAAACCAGAATCTTGCTCTAAACGGGAAGGAGGAACATTAAGTGCTTTGTATAACTTTGTTCTAAAATATTCAACATCCGCCAATTCTCCTAAATTTTCTCCACCTGGCAACGTTGTAATTTCTGTACCTCTCCCACCTTCTCTACGTGGAAGCCAATAATCCTCTAACATACTCATATGCTTACGTTCATCTTTAACTTCACCAGTAGCGGAATCATATACCAGTTTGTTCTTGTATTTGTTCATGATGTCGCGAAGATATTGTTCTGCTTTGATCTTGGGTAAGTTACCAACATCAATGTAGAAAATTCTTCGTTCAGGAGCACGTGAGATACGGTAAATGACCACCGCGTCTTCTATCATTCTAAGTTGATTGAGGGATTTAATTGCTTTGTGTAGATGACCTAAAACTATTTTTCTATTGGCATCTAATATACCTGAATGGGCATAAGAGATAGAATCTGAGGCAATTTGAACTGTGGCACTACCGGCGGAATCTGAAATACCTTTTTCATTAAATAAATAATATTCTTCAAATGAGTTTGTATCAATTTCTTGTCCTTGAAGACCAATAGTAAGTTTTGGTTGTCGAACTTTCTTTATTTTTAGGGGATCTATTGAACGTAATTCTAGAACACCTCTTTTGGGATTTTTAGTATCAATGATAATATGAAAATACAATCTACCATCAACATACCATTTTCTGAACAACTCATACCCAACTTTTCGGAAATCAAGCAAACGGATAAGTTCTGCAAACTCATCCTTTATACTATCTTTAATGATATCTGATAGATTGGATTTTTCTAGATTGATGCTGACAGGAGATTCTTGCCTATTCGTAACAACGGCTTCATTAATAACATCGTCAATAGCCTGATCACATTCGGGATATGTTGCCATTTCCCGATATTTTTTAATTAATTCTGTTTCGCTTTTAGCGGAACCTTCCAGATCTACATATGTTCCATATGCTCCTCCGGCCGGGCCAACTTCAAGTTCTCCATCTTCTGATTCTGGAAGTGCGAAAGATTTTTTGTTCTTTTCGTCCTTGTCAACTCTTCCTATAGAAAATCCAAATAATTCAATTGCCATACATTCTTCCTAATAGGTGAAATGGGAGCAATATTATCCGCCCCCATATAAAAATAGATTTCTTTAAAAATTAACTCTTAATTTTGTCTGAGAACCAGTAAGAATATGCCCATGTTACATCATAGGTTTCTATCTCATTTGTGTCCCAAGAAAGTGCAATCTCAGTTAAAGTAGATGGCCAAGCTTTATGAAAAGTATATTTGTTCCCTGTAGCTGAACCATCTTTACCAAATTGTTCAACGTTCAAGGTTCCAGTATAAGTATTAATTGCAATATGGTCTTCAGATCGTACATTAGTTTGATGAGAACTAATTAATCTCATCCATTCTTCTAAAATTCCTCTAATTTCCATTCCTTCATCATTATATACTGATGTTGTCCAATCTTGAGATGCTCGGTTCATAGGAATTTTTAAAGGTCTTCCCATGAACGATACTTCTGTAGTATCAATAGCTGATGTTGGAAGATTTGCACCTTTAGTCAAATAGAGCATTTGGTCCAAATTTGCAACACCCGCCGGCAAAGAGCTGACTGTTACTTGAAATAAACTTGAAAGAGCGCCGCCTGCTTTTAGTCCTTTTGAAGAAGTAAAAGTGTTTATCGAAAAAGTTGATGTTACTGCCATTGTTTTTTCTCCTTACGCTTCCGCGCCGGTGACTATGTTAAACAAATGGGGAAAGTCTTTTTTACAAGTGCTGCCTTCGCACGCCACCGTCTTCGCCCCATTTATTATATTTATACTACTATTATTTATATATTTTATCCAATAACTTCGCTGAACTCAACGCCAGAACGTACTGCAACAAATTGCAGTTGAATGAAATTGATTGAACGAGAAGGTTTAACATAAATGTCTCCCCTAAATTCGTTACGATCAATAACTTCTGAAGTATTATTACTATCGTCACATACGACAGCAAAGTCTTGAACACCACCTCTTCCTTTAATATCATCAAGGAATGCTGTAGTTGTTCCTGCAAATCGTGCACGAGTAAAAGCATCGTTGAATTCAAATAAGAAGGATTTGGCCATATTAGCGATTGATTTTTCCAAAAGGATAAACAACCTTCGTACATTGATACGATCAAACGCACTTGGTTTTGCTAATAGTGTTTTATCTCCGAAAAGAAGAATTCCACTTCCGGGCATCGCTGTAACAGGATTAACACCTTGTTTATAAAGTGCATCCCTTTGCGTTTTGTTTGGATTAAAAGGAAGTTTGATAGCATTTCGGATATTACCCCTATCAATTCCGGCAGGTGACCAGAAAGGATCACGTGCTGAATCCGTAAATGCGCAACACCCCGCGGTATCACCATTTAATGGAACATATCTGTATACATCGTTATACTTGTCATACATATACTTCCATCCAGAATCCATAAACCCATAAGATGTACTTGGTAATGCATTTCGGTCAGTTGTAATTGAATCAATTTCACTTCCTGCGTTATTGACAACACTTGCTTCTAATGGTGAAACAAATGCAACACAATCTTTACGATATTCAGCAATATTGTTAATTGCGTGAATCTGAGTAGCTGCGACTGCATCGGCTGTCATCAGAAGAGTAACATCTACTTCTTCTGCATTTTTGAATTCATCAAGAGCTGTCTGAATATTTCCAGCGGTTGATGCGGTTCCAGCAGTTCCAC